TGGTACCCTCTAAGTGGTTCGGGCGTATGTCACGCATACGCATATTGTGTAGTGGTTTAGAGTGATTAAAGGCAGCAACCCAAGAACGGCACGAGCTGGGAGTAACCTTTACAAAATGCTCTTTACTCCAACGCTCGTATACTTCAGCAAAAGTAATAGAGCTTGTCTCTATGTCGTACGGATTCTGGTTATAATTCATAAGAGCAGTTAAAGCCTCTTGCCTCGTCGGATAATATCCGATAGTTAAATAACGCTGTTTAGTCCTGCCTGTCGCCTCGTCAATATCCCAGCCTTTAGTTTTTCGAGCTATCCAAGGGTTACGGCGTTTACCGCCCTGTTTATATACGCTACCCATTCCATTAGCAAGTTTCATATAGCATAACCTCACTTTCTTATTATGGCGGCTTATTTTCCTAAAAGGGTATAAAAAATAAGCCTATCGGAAACCCTAGGCTTATGCTATAATAGTACTTGCGGGGTACATAACAAGCGAGCAGCCTTTAAGGTTCGTTAGTTGTGTGTCTATGTAGCCGTTCCTGCGCCAACAGGAGCGGCTATTTTTTATATTGAATTTTACAAATATTACCATAAGACATATGCGCAGCCGTCAAGTATAATAAATACTAAAAGAGAGGCTTACATACATAATGACATACAACTTATGGCAGATACGAACAGCCAAGGGCTACAGCCTGCGAGAGCTGGAAGAGTTAAGCGGGGTAAGCAAGACCACAATAAACAATATTGAAAACGGAAAAGCAAACCCGACCATAGAAACCCTGCGCTTACTTGCAGCAGCCCTAGAAGTAGAGCTATTCGATCTATTAAAATTATAATATTGCAAGTTACCGCTGCCAAGAGCTACGGGGCATACGTCCGACATAATGGACAAAACAGCCGAAAGCCTTACATATCTTATCGACTAGCGTTATAATTGCCACATCACATAAGAAAGAGGGCGAGCTAGTGGATAAGCTACGGCGGCAGATACGCGAACTGCTCGACAGCATAAGCGACGAGCACGTACTTAGAATAATATTACAATTCATACGAGGAATTAAGGGCAGCTAGGCGACTAGCTGCTTATTTAAAATATGACGCCACAATAAAATCTTTTATTTTTTCCAATTCATCAACAGAAGCAATAGAGCTTTTCCAATGAAATTGATTTTTATTTATCTGAGCAGCAAATAAAGGGTTATCCCTGTTTTTATCTGCAAGAGCAAAAGGCAGTCGCAAAGATACCCAAAAGGCACGCGGCGAAGCCTTAAAACGCATAAAATCATTTTCGCCACACAACAAAGATATATAATTGTCGCTACGGCGCGCTATTCCAAAATCGGAATATAGTTCACTCGAAGAAATAAAGGATTTTACAATCTCTATAACTTCTACCTCTCTGTCACTTAAAGAAAAATCTTTATACAATTGACTGATTGGGGCTTGCGGAGCAGGTGTATAAGAGATATTTACAATATCATAAAATACACTTTCCGGGATAACCTCTATATCATAACCTTTTAACTTATATTCCTCGGCTTTCTTTTGTTTTCCGCTCTTGCCATTCTTTATAGTGGTGCAATAGTCGTTATTGCCTAGAACAAGATAATTAGTTTTCTTTGTAACATTATCGCCATTTATACCGCCCATATTTGCCACGAGCTGCATAGCATCTTTACGCAGCATTTTTTCAAGTGTGCCAGTAAATACAACTACCTTATCAAGTAGCGGGCTATCTGCTGGAATTTCTGAAACTGCAGCACTGATGTCAGCAGCCTTTACTTGCGAATGTTTAGCAAGCGTATTTAATTCTATCGCGCCGTCCGCACACTCTCTCTTAAATATTTCATATATAGAATTAGTCAATGCACAGTCAAACTCAGCTCTATGCGCACCCTCATAAGATAAATTATACTGCGTTGCTAAATCAGATAAGCGATTATGTTTATTTTCTTTATACAAAAGTCTAGCAATGCGCATAGTGTCTACAAAGTCGTTAGAGAGTGGCTTAGATAAAAAACTGGTGCAATAGTCATATAAAAAGTTAATATCAAAATTAACATTGTGACCGACTATAACATCAGAGCCGATAAAGTCATATAACGGCTGCATAACATCTGCAGCACTTGGAGCACTAGCAAGCATATTATTTGTTATGCCTGTAAGCTGCGTAATAAAGTCGTTTACCTCACGCTCTGGCTTAACAAGTGTACTATACTTGTTTACAAGTTCACTACCGCGATACTTAAATGCACATATTTCTATTATCTCGTCGTACTCTGGCGACAAGCCCGTAGTTTCAATATCAACTACGGTATAATCATTTGGAAAAGTTAATAAACTATGCCCTTTACTATCTCTCATATGTAACATCTCCTTTGTAACATTATTTAATTATCAGACTTAATCTTATCAACAAATTTCTTAATAAGTTCCCACTCTGCAGGGGATAACTGCCCTAACGCGATAAACGTATTAAGTATAAACTCGTCGCCGCTGCCAAGAGCTGCCCCGACTATTTGCGCAGCCTTTTCTGCGCGGCTCATTTCCTCAAACATAGATCCGTTGCCAGTACGTAGCCATTCCTCATTAACTCCGAACTCACGGCAGATAGCCAGTATCATAGCTGGCGTAACATTGTTAGAGCCATTTTCTATACGACTTATAGCGCCGCGGGTAACACCTACGCGCTGCCCTAAGTCCTCTTGACTTAACCCAAGAGTAATACGCAGCTCTTTTATACGTTCGTTCATATGTACATCTCACTTTCTTTTATATTTCAACACTAATATAACATTAAAACGATACATAATCAACATTTATTTAAAAAGGTGTTGACAAAGTATATTACGTATCGTATTATGTATACATAGTCAACAGGCTACAGCAACAAAATAACAGTACTTGCGGGGTACACGAAAGCGAGGAACAAAAGAAATGACAAGAACAGATTTATTTAGCAAGAAAGTAGATCGGTTAAACAGCATAGGCGAGGCGTTAGAACTTATAAGCCTGCTTAACTATGGCGAATGTATAGCGGTATTGATGAACACAAAGAACATACCAAGCGAGATACACGCCGCACTTATGAAAAGAGCAAAAGAGGCAAACGGCGGCACAACGCTAGAGCTTGTAATAGCTGGTATGCAGAACGTAGTAAATGAATAAGCAAGAGCAGGGCGGCAGCAGCCGCCCACATAACGAAAGAGAGGTAGCAATATGAAAATCATAATAGTAATACACAACCCACACAAAGCAATAACGAGAATAGCACACGACGCGGCAGATATTAACGACAAGGTTTACGAGACATTAACAAAATACGGGATAGACGAAAAAGAGGCTATACAGTGCGCTAGCTGGTGCGAGCTGGCAAGTTACGGAGAAAGCTACAACGAGGAAAACTTTGATATATACATCGAAGAGGAATAACAGCGAGGTTAAGGCGCACCTGCTGGGAAGAGCGAGGCACGACACCCGCGCCCAGCTTAAGCGCCTTTATATAAAACGAAAGAGAGGCGACAATATGACAGCTTACGAGGCAAATATAGTAAGACATATGCGAGAAGATAAAGAACGCTACAGCAGGCAGCTAAGGAACGAAAGCGGAAAGCAACAACCAAATGAAAAAGTTGTAGTTTTCTTAAAAAAACATATTGAATTTTTAGACGAGGCAATAAAGAGCTACGAGGAAAAGGAAGAAGAGAAAAGAAAACAAGCCACCGAAAGATTACGGCAGCTTGTAAATGCAAATTGTAAAGATACGGAAGAATTAAAAAAGTTGTTAAGTGAGACTATTTAGCGCAGCAGAGAGCTTGTTAACAGTAAATAAATAGCGGTTGCATTGTTTTTTAATATCCGAGCTAACAGCAGACAACCCGCCAGAATTTATTATTTGCAAGAGAGGTAACATATGAGATTTAAGAACGACAACGACAACAGATACAGAGCTAATTTTATGAGAGCCACAGAAGCACTTATAGACAAAACGACAGTAGCCGAGTTTATAGAGCACTTGGAAAATAACGCGGAGCTCGAGGACGAAAGCAGCCACATATATATAGACGGCAAAACAATATGGTGCAAAGACTACGTTTTAAAAGAAACAGACAAATTATATAAAGAGTTTTTAGTATCAGAGGACGGTAGCAGGCTTTTTTATGTGGTATCAGTCAAAGAGAGCGTAGAGCTCGTAGACAACAGCGCAGAGATCATAGACGACAGCACAGAGGCTATAAGCTGGGAACAGCAGCCAAAAACAGTAATGCTCACTAACGAGCTATGCAGCACGCTACAGTGCTATACCTTAATGACAACGAAACATAGAGAGGGCGAGCTTAAGGCGTGGGAAGAGCTGGCACAGGACAAGTACATATTTACCTTGTTTAGTTACAATGGAGCGCTAGGCAGAAAGCTATTAAGCCAATGTATATATAAAGTAATGGGCTACGATAGCGACAGGACACAGTACAAGCCACCGCATACAAGGCAGAAAATAGGCGTTTACTGCACAAAGGCGCAAAAGCTCGAAATAGAACTAGAATTTGAATTTTACGAAAGACTATTCGAGAAGCAGCAAGAGTTATTTTTAAGCGCATTTATACAGAAACAGCGTATTTTCCCGCCAGACGCACCAGTAAACTACGCAGATCCAACGGAGCGAGATATAAAAGTAGCACTTATGGCAGAGGCAATAGAGAGAAAAACAAGGGTAGCTATGATAGAGAGTAGCGAGGACTAATATATGGCGAGTATGGTAAAAGACAAAGACGGCATAGTTAAATACTGGGTACGTGCGCACGAGGTTACTTGCAACTACACAGAATACGAGCACGACGTAGAGTACGACAGATATCACATGCTGCGTGAAAGCAGAGAGTATAAAAAGCACGGCAAAGCAGTACGCGAGCGTATTACTAAAAAAGAATACTTAGCGATAAAGAAGATAACAGAGAAATACATAGCACTACATAGCAAAGGGGGCGCGGCAAATGATTAAGCAGAAAATAGCAGGAATGATATTTATAGCGTGCGGCATAATAAGCGCGCTGCCAGAGCGTGACATAACAGCAGCTATATTAATAGTGCCACTCGGCATATATGCAATATTCACGAAAAAGGATCTAAGCAATTACGAGGAATAACAGCGTATGTATATGACACAAAACGAGATAGTAGACAGATACGTAAGGCGCGGCACAAGCATTACTATACTGGCAGAACTAAACGCCGTAAGAGCAGACCAGATTAGAGAAACACTTACAGACGCAGGCGTAGAGCTGCCAGAAACAAAGAAAACAAAGCAGCAGCGTATAGCGTGCTGCTACGACGCACTGGACGATATAGAGCAGCGTATAAAGGAGCATACGCAGGAACACAAAACAAAAGACCATAAGCAGGAAGTATTAGAGCTGGAATACACAGCAGTAGTAGAACTTATGCGGCAGTTATCAGACGAAAGAAAGGCAGGCGGCAGGAAATGAACAAAATACACACAATACAGGACGTTAAGCAGCGCATACACGAGCTTATACAAAAAGAAATAGCAAAGTGCAACAAAGAAATAGAAGAGTTCGAGCAAAAAATAAGAGACAACGCAATAGTATACGGCGGGGGTGGCTGGTGCACACAGTTTGAGAAAGCAAAGAAACGCCGAGAGGACTTTATAGAAGAGCTGCAGGGCTTGGAACGCGCGCAAGGCACAGTGGTAATACTCGACGAAATAAGCATATACTCGTACTCCTGCCCGACTTGCCAGATTAAAGTAATGCTTAATAGCGGCTATGGCGAGACTGTAACGTGTCCGGTATGCGAGAGAAAGATATACAGAGCGAACGATCTAGAAGTGATGAAAGTAGCACGCGGCAGCAGACAGGCTAAAGTAAATAACCACTATATACAGCTTGACAGCTACGGACGTTTTAAAGACTAAGAAGAAAGAGAGGTAAAACAGTATGCAGCAGACATTAGAGAGAACGAAAGAGCAGCAGAGTTTAGAAAATTTTAGCGAGCTTATGCAGGAAGTAGCAAAGCTGCCAGAGGACAAGCGTAATATTGTTGCGATTTACTCGCAGGGTGTACTTGCTATGGCACAGGCGCAGCAGAACACAGCGAGGTAACAGGATATGCAGGCAGTAAAGATTAAACCAGCAGAGGCAGCCGCTATTATGGGCTGTAGTCCGCAGTTTGTCCGCATAGGGCTACAGCAGGGCAAGTTAGACATAGGCGACGCTATTAAGATGTCGTCAATATGGACATACAACATAAGCGCGGCTGCGCTTGCCAGACGGCAGGGCGTAACAGTAGAAGAGTTAGAGAAAAAAATAAGGGAGCTGCGGAAATGAACAGGCGACAAAGAAAGAAGAAAGACGCAAAAGGCTTAACACTTATATTTAGCTGCGAAATGGTATGTAAACAAGAAACATACGCGAATCTAGAGCAAACGATACAGGCGCAGCTAAACAAGGGTAACGTAATAGTATTGCCGCCATATCTGCGACTAGAGGGAATAGCAGGCGGCAGCAGGGTTAAAAAAATAAAAATAATGAAAGAGAGACAAGCACAATGCAGCAAGTAACACTAAGTGCACTTACAGCGCTTATAAGCTCGTCGGAACGTGCAAGGGTAATAAAAAACGGCGCCGTAGTGTTTGCGGATTGGGGGTATTACTTAAAAGAGTGCTACCAAGAAAAAGGATTTACAGGCGACGAGATAGTAACAGACTTTAGGGCACACTTGGACGTAGCACATAAAGACTGGCGTAAGCTGGGACTTATGCCGCCGCTCGATCAAGAGAGCACGCCGCAGTACATAGCGGGAGATATGCACATAAATATGTATTACGACATTTATATATAAACGCCTCTAGCTTAAAGGCAAAGCAGCAGCCGCAGCGCTGTATATGCAACTTTCGAGGGTTGCGGGGCGTATCTGTCCAATAGGACACTAAAAACAGAAGAAAGGAGAGCGAAAACGTGGAGACAGACAACGCAGTAGCATTACAGGGCATATTAAAGGAGCTGCGCAAGGTAGATAACATTAACACGCTGCCATTTAACGGCTACGAGCTTACAGTTATTACCGAACGACGCAGCGGAGCGCATGACGAGGCTATAGTATACGTGCAGGGCGATAATGTAGACAGTATTGGAGTAAATATGCCAGTTATGATACTTGGCAGCTTACAGGCTTACAAGAATTTTATAACAGGCAAGGTACTTGTATACGTACTGGCAGAGACAGCGCAGCAGATTATGGGCGAGCACTGGGACTACGAAAACGAGGTACAGTTAAGCGGAGCACTCGGCAGCGGCATTACATACCGCGAGACACCACTAGGCAAGCGCATAAGCGATATAAGCGTACTGGTAGAGAACAGACTAAAAGACCTACACGGCTGCTATATACCCTGCATCGCTTGGAACGATACCGCGGCTATGGTTAAGGAATGGCACGAGGGCGAACGCGTAACCTTAAAGGGCAAGCTACAGAGCAGAGCTTACACTAAACGCATAAGCGAGCAGCAGGAAGAGCAGCGGACAGCGTACGAGGTATCTATATACGCGATAGGGAAAGAGTAAAAGAAAGGAAAGCGGAAAAATGCAGATAAAAAAGACAATATTAACAGAGAGCGTTACGCTCGAAGAGCTTAGAAAGATTATAAGAGAGGGACGCGCTGCGGAAGTACTGGCAGTAGGCGACCAGATCTATATTGATTTTGACGACGCAGCAGTACCATACGACGTAATAGGCATTGACGCAGACACACCAGCAGCCGAAGAACTTAAACACACAGTTACTATACAGGCACACGAGCTTATAGAAGAACACCCATTTGATACAAAGGGACGTTACGGCTCTAACGACTGGGAAACAAGCGAGCTTAGAGAGTACCTTAACAGCGAGACATACGCGGCACGCTACGCAGAGCTGGCTGAGTATGCAATACCAGTTACTAAAATGAACACAAACGGCAGAAAGACAGTAGATACGTTTTTCTTGTTATCTGTAGGCGAGTACGACGCTAAAGACACACCATACGAGTATTACAAAGACAAGCCATACAGAGCAGCCAAGCACGCAAAGGACGACTTTAACGACTGGCATAGAATGCGTAGCGCTTATCGTGGCAACTCGTGCAATACGTGGTGCGTGTACTCGGGCGGCGGCGTCAGCGGCGGCTTCGGTGCGTACTACTTTATGCGCTGCGCGCCCGCTTGTGCAATAGGATAAATATAAATAATACGCCCTGTACGCTTACAGGGCACTATATAAAAAGACATAAGAAAAGCGCCTACGATACTGCAATATCATAGGCGCTAAGCTATAGCCGAAGCGTATAGCACTACTACGTTTATATTATACGCTGCATACGGCAAAAAGGCAAGGAAAATAACGGGGCGCTGTCCCGTAAAAACACTTGATAAAAGTATTAGCTTACCGACAGAGATACACAAAAATATATATACGTGAGGTAAAGATATATGCCGTATGTTAAGAGGACTACCAAGGCAGGCAAGACGATAGAGGTAGAATATTTCTATACGTCCAGGCTGAATAAAAAGGGTGCAAAAAGAAGAGACAAAGTAAAGCCTACACCAGAGGCGCAGAAAAAAGTAAACACTAAGCAGGCAGAGAGAAAGTTAAGGCTCTTAATGAACGCTAACTTTGCTTATGGAGATTACCACTTAGTGCTAGACTACATAAGGCACAAGGGAGAGTCAGACAGAACACGCGAGGAAATGAAAAAAGATATACAAGTATTCTTACGCGAGTGTAGAAAGCTATATAAAAAAGCTGGGTTAGAGTTTAAATACATACACGTTATGGAGATAGGCAAGAAAGGCGCAAGACACCACCACCTAGTAGTAAATCGCATAGATACAAACTTGTTGCAGCAGGCTTGGTATAAAGCGTACGAGGGGCATAATCGCGTTAAAGTGTTCCCGCTAGACGATAGCGGACAATACGGAGACTTGGCAGCGTATTTTATTAAATATACAGATAGACACATACAGGACGCACCAGAGCAGAGGCTACAGGGCAAGCGCTGGGCTGCAAGTAAAAATCTAATGCACCCAGAGCCAGAGTATGAGTATGTAACTGCCCGCTCGTGGTATCGCTGCGAGGCAAAAGCGCCAGCAGGCTACTACGTGGAAAAAGGCAGCGAAGAAAAGGGCATAGTAAGCCCAGAGTATTACGGCTACGGCTATTATCGCTATAGGCTGGTGCAGCTAGAGTAAAGCAAGAAAGGCGAATATATGCGAAATGTGAGAATTGACAACGAGGCAGGAGCACAAGAAACACTGTTTAACTGGGCGCAGTACCAGTATGCGAGATACCCAGAGTTAGAGCTGCTATACCACATACCAAACGGCGGTAAGAGAGACGCGCGCACAGCAGCCAACCTAAAGAGGCAGGGCGTAAAGGCTGGCGTACCAGACTTACACTTGCCGGTAGCACGAGGCGGCTACAATGGGCTATACATAGAGCTCAAGGTAGGCAGCAACAAGCCAACAAAGCTACAAAATGAGTGGCTATGTAACTTGAACAAGCAGGGTTATTTAGCGATAGTATGCTATGGCTGGCAGCAGGCGGCAGAAATGTTACTAGCGTACTTAAAACTAGACGTAGCAGAAACAGCGGACAAAGCTATAGCAGACACAACAGCACGGGGCGGCTTAATGCCTGCGACATAGAAAGGAGACAATATGACAGCAAAAATACTTGATACAGCAAAGCTAAAAGCGCTGCTGGAAGAAAAGCATATAACGCAAAGAGAATTAGCAGAAAAGGCAGGCGTGACAGAGCAGGCAATGAGCCGTTATGTAAATGGAACACGCACGCCGAGGCTAACAACATATGCAGCAATGACACAGGCGTTAGGAATCGGCATAGATGGCTTACTAGTAGAAAGGCGGCGCAAATGACAGAGGCAGAGGCGCTACAAGTACTTACAGGAACACGAGACGACTATAACGACTATGAAAGAGCTTTAAATATCGCAATACGGGTATTAAGGGAGCATGTAGCCGAGATAGATAAAAAGAGCCAGAACCAACGGAGAGAAAGAGAGGCAAAATATGAAAGTAATAAGCATTATTAACCTTAAGGGCGGCGTAGGGAAAACGTACACGGCGTATAACATAGCCTACGAGCTGCAAAAGAGAGGCAAGACAGTATTACTACTGGACAACGACAAGCAGGGCAATTTAAGCAAGGCAGCAGGGGCATACAAGGCAGCGGGAGAGTGCGCAGCGGCTAAAGCATTGTTAGGCGAATACAAGAACCCATTAAGAGAGCTAATAACAGAGCACCCACAGCACAACAACGTAGATATTATAACGGCTAATATGTCGCTTATGTTGGCAGTATGGACAATGGCAGGCAGCAGCGGCAGCCAGATAGACAGCTACGACAAATTAATACATACGCCTATTGCCAACCTAGATCTGCCATTCCCAGACACAATAAACGACTACTACGACTATATGATTATTGACAACCCGCCAGACATAGCCTTTAACGTAATAGCAGCGCTAAAGATTACAGACGAGGTTATAGTACCTGTAAAAATAGACGAGTGGGCGTTAGAGGGCTTAGATATTATAGCGGAGCAGATACAGGACGCTAAGCAGCTCAACCCAGACATAGAACTACTCGGCGCGCTAGTGACAATGTATAAAAACAATGACACGAACATAGCGGGGCTGGAATGGTTACAGCAGAAAAGCAAGGTTAAAATACTGGGGCAGATACGCTACACCGATAAGGCAGCAGAAAGCACGTTTTTTAATAAAGCGGCATACGAGTATAGCCCACGCTGCGGAGCTGCGCAGGACTACAAAAAACTGATAACAAAGTATCTGGAAGAAAGCGAGGCGTAAAACTATGGCAGCAGCAAATAAGTTTAGCTTTATGGATATATTAAACGCACAAAGTAAAGCGGACGCAAAGACGGCAGCGGTAACAGAGTATACAGAGATATACTTAAACCCGTACGACGTAGAGGAAACAGAAAGCAACTTTTACAGTCAAGAGAGCATAGAAGAGCTTGCAGACACTATACTCGCTGTAGGACAGCAACAGCCGACAGTATTAGGCAGAATAGACGGCAAATATAAAATCATAAGTGGTCATAGACGAAACAAGGCTAACAGGCTGCTTATAGACAGAGGCTACGATCAGTATAAAAGTGTGCGCTATCTTTACAAAGACATAACACCCGCAGGCCTCGAGCTTAGCTTATTAGTCGGTAACGCATTTAACCGAGAGCTTACGCCGTACGAAAAGACAGAGCAGGCAGCAAGATTAAAAAAGGCAATTATAAGAGCCAGAGACGAGGACGGGCTAGAAATACAAGGGCGCCTGCGCAGCTTAATAGCCGACGTACTGGGCGAGAGTGCAACAAACGTAGGACGTATGGAGCAGATTAACAACAATCTTACGCCAGAGGCTAAAGAACAGTTTAAGGCGGGCAACTTAGGCATAACGGCAGCTTATGAGACAAGCAAGCTAGACGAGGACGAACAAAACGAGATAGCGCAGCAGGCAGCAGCAGGCGAGGATATAAGAGCAAAAGAGATAGCCGCAAAGGTAGCAGAAAAGAAAGCGGGCGACGATTACAGGACGCCGCACCCAGAAAGTATTACGAGCTTATGCTATAGCTGCTTGAATTACAGCGTTTGCAACGTAAAAACGGGAACGTGTGAAAAGTGCGACGAGTATATTAACAAGGCAGAGGTAGAAAAAACAGACGAGCAGCGCTACGACGAGCAGCAGGCGGCGATAGATAAGCAAACACATAAAACGCTACAGGCTAGAGAACGCGAGGCGGCATTAGACAGAGCACTACAGCCAAAAGAGCAGAAAGTACACGAGCTTAAGTTAGCTGCTATGTATTTTAAGGACGTGGCGACAGGGGAAAAGAGCTTTGAACTGCGAAAGAATGACAGAGGCTTTAAGACTGGCGATGCACTACGCCTTAACGAGTATGTCGACGGCAAAGAGACAGGCAGGCACATAGAGGCAGATATAGTATATATGCTGGAAGATTACAGCGGCTTACAAGAGGGTTATTGTATACTCGGCATAAAGGTTACTAAGGTGCCCGAAACGGACACACAATAGACGGGCAGATAGATATAAAAGACTTCTTAAGCGAAAGCGAGGCGTAATATGAATTACAGACAATGGAAAAAGAACTATAAAAAGCGGCACGGGTATAACCCGCCGCTTGAGGCTGATAAGCGGCAGCGGGCAAAGGTACTTAAAAAGGCTATGAGAAATACAAGCGTAACTATAAACGACATAACGGCAGCAGTACAAAATATAGGCGACGCAATAACAAGGGCTATTGCAGGGATATACAGAGGCTTAAGCAACGGATTCAGAGTGGCAGCAGACGCAGCACAAAGCGTAGCGGAACGAATAGAAAGGGGCAGCGAATGACAGCAATAGAGATATTTAAAACAATAGCGCTTGTAGCGGGTATATTAATAGCGCCGTTCATAATCGCAGCGGCGATATGTGTATTAGTGGTTGTGGCGGGGCTTATTATAGCCCTGCTGCGCTTACTGTTTACAGTCGAGGTAGACGACGACGGCGGTATACGCGAGCGCATAGGCTGCCATTCTTACGACGAAATACCGCTAGCACTACGAGAGGGGATAACACAAGCGGACTACTGCGAAAATTGTAAGATTCACAAGAAAGCACAAAAGATTATAGCAAAGCGGAAACGACGAGAAGAAAAGGAACTAGCGGACAGACAAAAGAGAAAGGCAGAGGACGAGGAACAAATAAAATACTTGCAGGAATACAACAGGAAGAAAAGAGAGGGTAAAAAGTGAACAACGTAACATTAAGCGGAAGATTGACAAAAGACCCAGACGTACGCTACGGCGGCGAAAATAACAGCGTAGCAATAGCACGCTTTACGCTGGCGGTGGACGATTACAAAAGCACAGATTTTATTAATATACGCGCACTTGGCAAAACGGCAGAATGGGTAGAGAAATGGCTACAGAAAGGCAACAAGGTAGAGTTGGTCGGAAAGATTAAAACAGGGCATTATACAGGCAGGGACGGCAAAGAAATTTACTACACCGAAGTACTGGCAAACAGCGTAAGTTATGGAGAAACAAAAGCAGAGGCGCAGCAGAGACAGCAGGCAGCAGGCGACAGACCACAACCAACACCCAGCGGCGACGGCTTTATGGACATACCAGACGGCTACGACGATGGGCTACCATTCGACTAAAAAGCAGCGCGGCAGCAGAAAGCGAGGAATAATTAAGAGTGAGCGAAATAAGGCTAAACGAGGACGAGTTAGAGCAGATAATAACAACAGCCGCAAAAAGAGGCGTAGAGATTTACAAGCGAGAGGAACAGAAGAAACACAAAGCGGATAAATACCACGACACATATAGCCTTATGAGGTGCTACAGAGACGCAGTTTTTCACAGAGATAATGCGGTAAGCGAAGCTGCACAGCTACAACAGCAGGGAGAATTAACAGAGGAGCAGCAGGCTACATACTTACGCAGCATACGACGCACACGGTTTAAGACAATACTAATGTTAGACCATATAGACAAGGCAGTAGAAGAGATAGAAAGACGCAGGCAGCAGCAGGGGCGCGAGGTAGAATATAAAGCGTTTGAGCTATACTTCATGCAGGGTTTAGACTATGCGGACATAGCCGAAGAACTGAACACAGGCAAGAACACACCGCGCCGCTGGATCAGCGGAATAATAAACGAGTTAAGCGTACTACTCTGGGGAATAGACGAGGACGCTATAACGCAGAGGTAAAAGCGTGGTAAAAAGCTGGGGTTTACGTGGGGTATTGCCTGCGCTAAAATGATAGCGTGAGAAAGAGCGGAAAGCTAAGCTACTTAAGCAGCATTAGTTAGCCGCTCTTTTTTATTGCATTTTTCTAGCCTCCTAGCCTAGCGTATGAAACCTAGGACGCTAGGCAAATAAAGAGAGGCAGGCTATGAAAGAATGGGCTAAAGAGTTCTATCACAGCAAGGACTGGATAGACACACGGCGGGCTTATCTTATATCGCAGCATTACTTATGTGAGCGCTGCGGCGAGCCTGCAAAGGTAGTACACCATAAGCACTACTTAACCAAGCAAAACATAAACAACGCAGACATAGCGCTTAACTGGGATAACCTTGAGGCGTTATGTCAAGACTGCCACAACAAGGAACATCACGCGGCAGCAGACTCACGCCGCTACAGATTCGACACAGACGGCAATGTAATACCAGCGCAGCCGTGAGCATATCCCCCCTATTCAATATTTTTGAATAGCCCAGCGGAGACCGAGGGGTGGAGACTAAAAAAACTCTACAGGGGCGCGCGTACGTGGTGTAGGGGGTGTGGTACGCGAGAAGTGAGGCGAAGATATGGCAGGAAAGAAAGAGTACACGAAAGAAGAGAAAATTAAGAAAGAAAAAAACAGACTTAAAGGCATTTTTAAGAACCTCGACGAAAACAAAAAGAAACTTGTTACGCCGCTTATCGAAAAGGCTGCCTTTATGTCCGTCGAGCTCGATATATTGCAGGACAGTATACAAGAAAACGGCTGGACGTCGGAGTATCAGAATGGCGCGAACCAGTGGGGCGAAAAGCGCAGCGCAGAGGCAGACACCTATATAGCGCTAAGCAAGAACTATACGGCAGTTATAAAGCAATTAACCGAGCTTGTACCAGCAGCAGAACGTAAGAAAAGCAAGTTAGCCCTGCTGCGAGAGGAATAGCCCCAGAGTGCCGTATAAAAATTACATTTACGAGTATTACGCAAAGATTACAAGCGGCGAAATTGTAGCGGGTAAATGGATAAAACAAATTTACAAAATACTTGTAGACGGACTGGAAAAACAAGAGTTTTTTTACAATGCAAAAAAGGCAAATAAGGCAATAAAGTTTATTGAAAATTTCTGCCACCACAGCAAAGGGCGCAGCGATTTGTTAAAGCTGGAATTATGGCAAAAAGCTATAGTATGCGCCATGTTTGGCATTGTAGACGACCAAAACATAAGAATTTTTCGTGAAATTTTTATAGTTATTGGACGAAAAAACGGCAAAAGTTTATTTGCAAGCGCCATTATTGCATATATGGCGTATCTCGAGCCAGAGTACGGGCAAGAGATCTATTGTTTAGCACCAAAGTTAGACCAAGCGGCGCTCGTTTACGACGCTTTTTACAAAATGGTAGAGGCAGAGGACGAGTTAAAAGAACTTGCTAAAAAGAGGCGCAGCGATATTTACCTAGAAGAGACGAACACGACTATTAAGCCTATTGCATTTAACGCAAAGAAAAGCGACGGCTTTAACCCGCAGCTAGTTATATGCGACGAAATGGCAGCGTGGAGCGGCGACGGCGGCTTAAAACAATATGAGGTTATGAAGTCGGCGCTGGGTGCAAGGCGGCAGCCTATGATACTTAGTATATCTACAGCAGGCTATATTAACGACAGTATCTACGACGAGTTAATGAAACGTGCTACCAGCTTTTTAAAGGGCAACAGTAAAGAGCGCAGGCTATTGCCATTTTTATACATCATAGACGACGTAGAGAAATGGAACGATATAACAGAACTAAAGAAAGCCAACCCGAATATGGGCGTAAGCGTACAAGAGGGCTTCTTTAAAGACGAGATAGCAGTAGCAGAGGGCAGCTTAAGCAAAAAAGCAGAGTTTCTTACGAAATACTGCAACATTAAGCAAAACAGTAGTGTAGCGTGGTTAGAATACACGCTTGTAGACAAAGCAAGCGAAGAAAGCACGCTAGAGGACTTTAGAGACTGCTACGCCGTGGGCGGCATTGATCTAAGCCAGACAACAGACTTAACAGCCGCAAGTATCGTAGTCGAAAAAGACGGAATACTACACGCGTTTACACAATTCTTTATGCCGCGTAACAGGCTCGAAAGCCTACAGGCAACGGACGGCGTACCATATGACGTATTTGTAAAAAAAGGCGTACTTAAGCTATCTGGCGACAACTACGTAGACTACAAAGACGTATTTAACTGGTATGTAGAGCTGCTTAACGCATACGGCATACGAGTATTACAGATAGGCTACGACAGATACAGCGCACAGTACTTAATAGACGACCTCAAGGCGTACGGATTCCACACCGACGACGTATACCAGGGCGAGAATCTAACGCCAGTTATACGAGAATTTGAGGGAATTATTAAAGACGGCAACTTTAAGATTGCAAGCAATAACTTGCTTAAGTCCCACTTCTTAAACGTGGCGCTTAAGCAGAATTTAGAAACAAGAAAATTTAGACCTATAAAGATAGAACAGCGCGCGCATATAGACGGCTTTGTAAGCGTAATAGACGCTATGACAGTACGCCAGAAGTACAACGCGGAGCTGGGCGAGCTGCTTAAAAACGCAGCATAAGTAGAAAGGAGTGAGGAAAACGGGGCTTTTTGATTACCTTTTCAAAGGACGAAAAAACAAAGAAATAATAGGCGAATACTTTAAGCTGCTTAACGGCTATAGCCCTGTATTCTCTACCTACGACGGCGGCGTATATGAAATGGATTTAACCCGCACGGCAATTAATAGCTTTGCTACGCATTGTAGCAAACTAAAGCCAGAGGTAGAGGGCAGCGCGCTAAAAAACTTAGAGCGTACATTACAGTTTAAGCCCAACGCGTTTATGGACACAACAAAGTTTATAGCGCGAGTGGCGACTATATTAGAGTGTGAGCACACAGCCTTTATTATACCGATAGAGGACCAATACGGACAGCTTGCAGGATGGTACCCACTACTGCCGCAGAATTGCGAAATAATAGAATATCAAAAGCAAGTTTTTTTGCGCTATACGTTTGGGAACGGGGAGCGTGCGGCTATTGAGTTTGAGCGCGTCGGAATATTGACGACACACCAATATAAAGACGACATTTTCGGCGAAGATAACAAGACAATGAAACCAACTATGCAGCTCATACATACGAGCAACGAGGGTATTATTAACGCCGTAAAGAACTCGGCAAATATACGTTTTCTGGCAAAAGTGGCAAATATGCTTAAGCCAGAGGATATTAAAAAAGAGCGCGATAGATTTACGCAGGACAATTTAAGCAGCGACAACAAAAGCGGAATGATCATATATGACAACAAGTTTAGCGACGTTAAGCCAGTAGAAAGTAAACCATATACACCGAACGCGCTACAAATGCAGCAGATACAAGAAAATGTATGTACGCATTTTGGTACTAATATGGACATATTGCAAAACAAATTCAACGAGGACACTTGGAACGCTTACTATGAGGGGAAAATAGAACCATTCGCCATACAGTTATCGCTTGTAATGTCAAATATGACCTTTACGCCGCGAGAACTTGCACACGGCAACGCCATTACATTTAGCGCAAACAGACTACAGTATGCCAGCAATAACACAAAGCTACAGGTAAGTACGCAGCTATTCGACAGAGGCTTACTTAATCGTAATGGGGTTATGGATATATGGAATATGGCGCACGTTGAGGGCGGCGACAAATATTACATACGAAAAGAATATACAGAGGTTAGCGAGCTGGATAAACACAACAAAGAGCCGCAGCCAGTAATTATAACGCAGCCGCCGCAGCAAACAGAACCGACAGCAGGGCAAGAACCAGAGCCACAGCCACAGCAGACAGGCGACGGGCAACAGACGGGCGAGAAAGGAGAAGAGTAAGCATATGCCAGTAGTAAAAGAAAGAGAATACAGAAATGTAGCGGCGCCTTTATCGGCAGCAGCCGCCGTAAAACAGTTTAACAGCGATTATTACGTAGAGGGCTACGCTACAACATTCGATACGCCGTACGTGCTCTATGAGTTCGAGGACGGCGACAAATACTACGAAAAAATAGACAGGCACGCACTAGACGGCGCGGACTTAAGCGACGTTATTATGCAGTACGACCACAGCGGTAGGGTGTACGCTCGTAACAGTAACAACACTCTTAAATTAACAGCAGACACAAAAGGGCTTCTTATTGCAGCCGATCTTGGTAAAACAGAATTAGCAAGGGGACTGTATGAAGATATTAGCGCGGGAATGATTACAAAAATGTCTTGGGCGTTCACAGTCGCAGAGGATAGCTACGACAGAGCGACGCATACCCGCACTATTTTAAAAATCAAAAAAGTGTACGACGTTAGCGCGGTAAGCACACCAGCAAACGACGGCACCAGTATAGCAGCACGCAGCTACGCAAGCGGGAGACGCGAAGCAGAGCAGCGGGAGACGTTAGAAAAGCGAGCAGCTATGTTAAGGATTTTAACAACAATTTAAAGCAAAGAAAGGAACAAAACAATGAGATTAAAAGAGATCGAATTAAGACTTGCGGCTATTAAGAAAGACGTAGAGGAAAGAGGCGCACAGCTTACAGCCGAAGAGCTGGCAAAGTACGAGAAAGAAGTAAAAGACTTACAGGAAGAGAGAACGGCAATTATCCAGCAGCAGGAGCAGCGCACAAGTTTACTTGCAGCTATCGCAGCAGGAGAAGTAACGGACGCAAACGGAAACCCAACAGCGCCTACAGTACTTAGAAGTATCAAGCCAGCAGACGGCAGCGGAGCAGAGCAGCGTACAGCAGTAAACAAGTACGAAACAATGGAGTACCGCAAAGTGTTTATGGAGTACGTCACAAGGGGCGCGGCAATTCCTAAAGAGTACAGACAGGACGCAGTAAGCCAGACAACAGACGTAGGCGCAGTTATTCCAACAAACGTATTAAACCAGATCATTACAAAGCTCGAAAGCGTGGGTAACATTCTGGCAAAGGTAACGCGTACAGCATACAAGGGCGGCGTAACTATTCCTAAGTCAACAGTTAAGCCAGTTGCAACTTGGACAACACAGGGAAAGGGCAGCGACAAGCAGAAACAGGACACAAGCGGTACTGTAACATTTGCATATCACAAGTTACGCTGCACTGTAGCTGTATCGCTCGAAGTAGATACAATGGCTATTACAGCATTTGAGAACCTGTTAATTAACAATATTGTTGAGGCTATGACAAAAGCGCTCGAGCAGGCAATTATTAGCGGTACTGGCGTAGGACAGCCAAAAGGAATTACAGCAGAAACAGCCGACGCAGGGCAGACAGTAGAAACAGCAAAGCCAGCGTATGCAGATCTTATTACAGCAGAGGGTAACTTACCGGTAGCATACGAAAAGGGCGCCGAGTGGTGCATGTCTAAAAAAACATATATGAACTATTACGGTTTAACTGACAGTAACGGGCAGCCTATCGGACGTATTAACTATGGGCTTGCAGGAAAGCCAGAGTATACACTCTTAGGCAGGCCAGTAAACGTATGCGACTACTTACCAAGTTTTGCCAACGCAGAGAACAACTCTATTGTAGGCTTTTTGTTTAACTTTAAAGACTATGTGCTTAACACTAATTATGCTATGGGCGTCAAGAAGTATGAGGACAACGATACCGACGATATGGTAACAAAGGGCATTATGTTAGCAGACGGCAAGGTAGTAGATACAGGCAGCTACGTACCACTTAAGAAAGTACAGGCAGTCTAGCAATTTATAGGCAGGCGGCGTAAAGCTGCCTGCTAAAGAAAGGCGAAACAATGAAAGGGCATTTAGATAAAAAGCAGCTCGAGGAAGAGTACAAGGTAGACGATCTTAGAGAGCTTGCTAAAAGTCTGGGATTAAGCCCAGACGGGAGAAAGGCAGAGCTTGTAGAACGTATCGCGGCAGCAGAGGTAGACGTATCGGACGACGACGAGCAGCAGGCGGCAGCGAATACACCAACAGCAAACGAGCAGCAGGCAGCAGACGCTAATGTGTCCGAAACGGACACAACAGTAGAGGTTATAGTAACACAGACATACAAAGACTTGCAGCGCGATATTACACAGCACGAGGGCGACACGTTCGAGGTAACAAAAGAACGCGCAGCGCAGCTTATAGAGGCAGGCGTAGCAAAAGCAACAGAGTAGGGGGGCGGCTATGAGAACAGCACTAATAAAAGCAATTAAAGACAGTATGCGTATGTCTACCGCCTCGGCTATCATTGAGGACGATATAAGCGGCTGTATAGAGGCTTGCTTTAAAGACTTGCAGCTTGCAGGCGTGGAAAAGATAGACGAAACCGACGCGCTTATTATTAGAGCTGCGCAGCTCTTTACAAAAGCAGACTTTAACTATAACAACCTTGCAGATAAATACAGACAGA